ATCTTAATGCAAAATCAGCAGATGCAGTTATTGGATTTGATGGAACGGTAATTTGATAGTTTGGTTCTATAATTGGAACATTACCTGTTAAAATGTTAACAAGATTTGTACTACTATTAACATTTAATATATTTGCTCGTCCAATAGTTTCTCTAATAATGGCTCTACCAATTCTATCTTCAAATTCCTTTTTGAGCGTTTTAGCACCCAATCTAGCAATAAATGAATCTTGACTTAATAAACCATTACTACCCGTTGGGTCAGGGTTTAATAAAATTGATAATGGTGTATAAGATGAAGGGTTAAATACTGATGGATATGGTTGGTTATTATATAATGCTTTAATACCACCTGGTATTGTACTTGAAATTGTATCAGGTGTAGTAATATAAACACCCGCATCATATTGTTGTAATCCTCCATTACCAAACGCATTAGCCGCAATATAAGGTGTGGTAATACCTGCAAAACCTTTTTGAGCCGCTATTTTTGCTTGGTCAATTATATGAGCATCTTGTTGTCCTGGTCCATACTCACCTTGATTTGATTTTGTATTTAAGTTACCCGAAACATCAGGTGCTTGTTTGTAACCACCTTCACTTCCCCATTGATTAAGTGGGTATTGCTTATCAGCAAAAAATGTTGTATCAATTAAGAAATCAGGACTATCAATAACAGATAAATCTGATTGTACCACCTCATAAGTAATAGGAGGCGTAGCCTTATTAGGGGATTTAGCATAAGGTACTAAATTCCTTGTTATAAGTTTTTTTCTAAAACCTTCCGTACTAATATAATCTAATGGACTACCCATCTATACTTTTACTAATAAATAGGTTAATAGTATTTTTTTATCATTAACCATAACTAACAACACCTTGATTTTTACCTTCTGTATTTGATTTGCCTACCTTTACAATATATTGTTTAAACTCTTGACTGTTAAACACATCATTTAATTGTTTTTGGGACACTCCTGAGGGAGTTTTTACATCAATAGTGATTGTACCACCAAAATTTACTTCTGAATTCACTTGTTTTTGTTGGGATAATGTTTCGTTATATTTTTTTTTGGTACTTAATGCTTGTTCTATTGTTATAGGTTTTGATTTTGTTTGAGTTCCAGATATTACCCCTGTTTTAGTATTTGTTGGGGTTGTAGTACTTCCAGTCTTTCCTAATATAGCTTCTTTAAATAAGTTTTCAACTTGGCTATTCCCTCTCAATCCTGTTGCAGTTTGTTTTGCCAAATCTTGAATTACTTTAAACATTTTGTCATCCATATTTGAACTTTTTTGTAACAATGTTTCTTTCATTTTATTTATAGATTCTCCGAAAGTTATGGATTGAAAACCATCTTTCATTCCAGTTGACAAAACATTTTGTATATTTTCAACCACACCCTTAACCCCTAATCTTATTTCATCACTTTCAGGAACCATTTTTTGAGCATTACTAGCAAAATTTTTAACTATACTTGTTAAACCCTCAATGTTTGCTGCTTGGGAACTTGCCAATCCAAGAACCAATTTATCTTTTATCGCTCTAATATCGGCTTCAATAGATTTTGTAAAACCCAATTGACTTTTTTGAATCTCTTCCATTGTTTTTGGAGCATCTTTTTGTTGTTTGATTAATTCGTCAAATTCTTCTTGGTTAAGGTTTTGTAACTCTTTTTTAGTATTATCTTTAAGAGTTACTTCATATTGACCTTTTTCACCCATTTTTGCAATATTTGCAAGGTATTGTTTGTCTTCTTCGTTTGCAAATTTTAATCCCGCCGTTTTAACTTGTGATAATCTTCTATCCAAATCAGCGGCAGCCAATCCCATTTTACTCATCTCAGCCGCACTAACACCAATTTCAGTTTCCATTTCCCTCAATGTTAGAACACCCTGAGGATTTATTTTAAATGATTGTGTTTTTTCGTCAAAATATGTAAATGATTTTGCAACGTCTGCCAAGCTATTTTGTAAACCAGATGGGTCATTGATTGATTGGTTCATCAACGCAAATGGGTCCGCTAAATTACCTACGGACACCCCTAATCTTTGAAACGCTGCCGCAACGTCTATAGCTTTTCCGGGGTCCAAAACTTTATTTGCTAACTCAAAAGTTTGTTTCATATCAAATCTTAACATTGAAGCTTGAGCAGCCATTTTAGCTAAACCAGCAACACCACCTTCAAATTGGAAACGATTCATTTGTCCCATATTAGCAGTAACGTCTTTCATTACTGATGTTGCGTTTAACCCAACACTTTGAATATATCCAATTGAATCCTCTAAATTTACACCGATTTGAGATGTTTCATACCCAACATCTTTAAAACTACTGACTAATGCGCCACTGGTGGTATTCAAAACTTTTGCTGATGCATACAATTTTGCAACCACATTTTCATTTTCTATTACATTTCTATTAGATGATGCAGCAATTTCACTCATAGTGACCGCCACATCTTGTAAATTACCACCTAAACTTTCAACTCCAGCAGCACTATCAACGAATGCCAAATTCATTTCAATAATTCTTGACCTAGCTAAACCAAAATTTTTGTTTAACAGGTTTCCACCTGCAACCATGGCATCAAAACCATCTACAATAGTTTGAAGTGGATTTAAAAGTGATACTACAGTACTTTCTAAATCTTTAATATCGTTTTTTTTACTATCTAAATTTTCTTCTGTTGCCATAATTTTTTTTACATTTCTATATAAATAGAAGAAGGACTAAAAAATTAGTCCTTCTTATTCTCTTGAATCCATTTATCAAGTAAATACTTTCTAACAAACACCGGCATTTGTTGGAAATCTTGATATGTGATTTTCATAAGGGTGTTTAAATAATAAAATTCGTCAATTTGATTTTTTCTATAATCAGAAGAAAGGACGAAAAAAGTCAACCCCGAAACCAACATTTACTGTTAGTTTTTCTCCTGACGGGGCTATAATCATTTTAGTCATATCCAATCTCGGTTCGTTTTCGTTCATAAAATTTCTAAGATATTTTGAATCTGCAATTGGCATAGATTCAATAAATTTTGAAATCATTCCTTTATCAGTTGAACCATCAATTTCAAATATTTCTTTTTGCATTTTCCAAGTAACTTTTGGTACTATTCTACCTTGTGGGTATGTATCCGCCATTCTATTAATTTCCATTAGTTCACCATAACTTAATGGTCTAACTTTGATTGTTGATTGACTTTTAGGTAAAGTTACAGTGAATGTCCCATCTTCGTTTGGTTGTTGACCATTTATGATGGTTAATTGGTCCAACATAACCGTTGTCTGAAATTGTTTTTTTGTTACTGGGTCAGTAACATTTAAATTTAATTCAGGTCCAAATGCAGTATTTCTTAAAAAGATTAATATCGCCTCCACATCACCTTCAAGTAAATCTTCAACCCTAACATCAGGCTCATAAATTTTAGCCCTTAACAAATTGATTGTAATGTCTGAGGTTCCGCCCATCAAAATATTTTCATCGGACGCGGTTAAATAACCTACTTTTATTGATTTTTTTTTGTTTCTGTAAAAAATACCCTGTGAAGGTAATTGTACCACATCGTGTGGTAAAGAAAAATTTTGTTGACCGTAGTCGATTGTTTGATTATCCATATAAAAAAATTAACCGTAGAGAGTTTATAGTGTCCCTACGGTTAAATATAGTTAGTATTGAAAATTCGTAAATAGTATTAAAAAACTAATACACGAGAACACATCTATCCATGCGTAATGTCGCAGAAATTGTCGCTAACGCGTCTCCATTGTAAGCCAATGAATCAAAGTTAACATCTGTTAAGAATGTTCCATAAAGAATCCATTTCTCAACAACAACACCCGTTGGGTCCAACATTTCAAGGTCAATGTCTTTTTTGTAACCCGCAGCATAACCCATACGACCTGTAACTGACTCAGCATGTAAACGAACCCATTCCATAAGAGCTTGTGCTGCTGAAGGTCCAATTGGGTCACGGAATTTAACTGGAATAGTTTGCCAATTAAATCTACCTGCAACATATGTTGAGGTGTTTAGGAAAGGAATTTCAACAGGGTTAATTGTGATGTGTGGTCTAGCCGTTGACTCAACAAACCATTCATTTATACCCAAACTTGATGGAAACCTTAAAATGAATCGGTTCTGACGTTTCGGCTCATAAGGTATCGGCATTTTCATTAATAAATCAGCCATGTTATTTTAATTTTTTTTTTAAGTTCTTTTTTATTTATATCTATAAATATAGTCTTGTTAAAAAATTTTTCTCTTTACTTTTTTTTTGATGAGATTATTCTTTATTTATATTCCTTTTTAATGCCTCCAGCAGTAGAATAAGTTTTAACTATATTATCTGGTTTATCTTTAAAATGTTTACTCATTACTTCTACATTTCTTATATCATCGTCTGAAAATCCTATACTAGGTTCCATTGGTATAAAGTTATTTGAAATGTCATTTTTAATAAATGCTTTCTTATTAAGTATACCAGCCATCCCTTTTATATAAGAAACAAAATCTTCCATTGCCCTAACTTTTAATTCTTCAGGGTTGGCAGCATCTCCTTCTCCAAAAGTAACTGGATGATATTTGTTGAGTTCTAAATATGATTTAATTAAATCGTCGTCACTCATTTCTTCCTCACCGACAAATGTCCTATATTTTTTAAGGTTCTTAACTAGTTGGTCTTTATCAATACCATTAAAACCACTCACGATATAATTATATACCGCTTGTTTTAATGTTTCAGGATTGTGACCTCTAGCCGTGATTATTGAAAAAATTGACCCGTTATTGATTGCTTCTCTGAAATCACCAAATGCTGGACCTTCTTTTGCTCTCATCACATCAATTAAAAAATCTTTATCACCTTTGGTTCTAAAATTTCTAAAAGGTTCTTCCCCAAATCCAACTATGGTATCTCCTTTATATTGAAATGGTTTTTTTCCCAAAACATGTCTATATTCCGCAAAATCATCCGTACTCATACCAACTTCATTACCATCTTCCGTTTTAACCATGATTTTTGTTGGCATATGAACAATATTGTCATCCCAATCAAAGGCATAGTATTTCATATCTGGAGTACCTTCCTTGTTAAATCCTTCTCTAAGTTGTTTTCTCATATTAGGCAATTAAAGGGGATACCGAAGTATCCCCATTAAGTTTATTAAATATTTTCAAACGAAGCTCCTGTTGGAGTGATGAAGAACTCAATATCAATGAATTCTAATGCCTTCGTAGGTTTTAAGTAGATTTTACCTACTAGTCTGTTAGCATCTAAATCTTCAGGTGTTGAAGACACTGTTACACGGAAATCATAAAGACCTCTATCTCTTCTGATTGAATCCAAGATTGGATTTACACTATCCAAGAATTGTTGTCTAACAATTTGGTCATTTTGTTCAAATAACAATCTAACTGCAACTGCTGAAATCAACTTACGAGCTTGAAGTAATAATCTTCTTACATTCAATCTGTTAAGTGCCGTATCAGCAACTTGTAATGTTTTGTTACCCCAAATTACAGTTCCAACATCAGAGAAAGTTGCGATAGGGTTAATTCTACCTTGATATAATGTATCTCTATCAGTTTGTGTAAGTTTTTGTCTAGCTTTGATTGAGTTTACAAGACCTCTTGTGTAACCCGCTGATGCGAACCATGGGAATGAAATGTTATCAGTCAACGCTAAGTTTCTACAAACCTCACCAGTTGGTGGTAAGTAAATTTGTGTATTATTAACTGTATCACGAACTAATATCCAAGGATAATAAGTTGCGGTATAGTTAGAGTCAATTCCTGTGTTATCAAGATTATCTACCGCTTCTTGAGAGTAGATAATATCTTGAGGATTTGTTGAATCAGGAGTGTACATGTTGTAGTCAGGGGTTGTTGCGATATAAACCGAGTCTGCTCTTGAATATTGAACCATGTCAATTGCTTCTTCAACAAGATTAGAGTTATTGATATAATCAATACTTGAAGTTGCGAATATGTTAATGTTTGTAGATTCAGGATTTGCAAATGTTAAGATACCAAGTAAGTAAGCGTAGTAGTCAGTATTTGCAAAATCTTGAGTGTTATTTTGAACAACAATTCTCTTGAATAAACCATCACCTGTAGCTGTTGGGTATCTTGAAGATGCTGATGCACCTGCCAAGTAACCTGAAGCTCCTAATTGGAATCTGTCTTGGTTAGTTCTCCATTCTCTGTAGATATCCCAACCATCAAAACCACCAGCAAAACATACTGTGTATTTTCTTGAGTATATAAAGTAGTAAGGATTTTCTTGAGTTTGAGGGTCATTGGTGAAATCAGCAACACCACATTCAAATGCTGTTTGACCACTTGACATATAAGTGTTAGCAATTGTAACAACCGTAGCACCTGAGTCCATGTGGAAACCTTTACTGATAATATTCCAAGGTTGACCTTCAACTAAAGGATTTGAAATCCAGTTTGAAGGATTCTGTTTTCCTTTATATGTTAAGAAAGATTCGTCAATACCAAATTGAGTTGAAAAACCTAAATAACTTCTTCTAACAATGTCTCCCGCAGATTCAACAGGTGCTCCACCCGCATTTGCACCAAATGGTGGGTTAGATATAACCTCTCCAGGATAATAGTATTTTGTTTTAAATTTAGGATATGGTGAAGGGTATGTATCAAAACTTGAATATTCTCTTTGTGTATAACCATAGAAACCACAAGGTAATGCGTCAATAGGTGCCTCATCAGCCATTTCAATCATAATGTATTTTGAAATTAAAGCAAATTCACCGTTAGACGAACCAATTTTCTTAGCAACGAAGTTGTT